TGCTTGTAAGTAGAAACGTTCATTTATATAAATTCGTTTGTTAGCTGTATCTATATTGCATTCTACTAATGTTGTAGGGTCATTACTAAAGCCAAAATCTTGACCGAATACAGATTTACCTATTTGTTCATACTTACCTATTGTCCAGTTAGTAAATATAACTCCCTCTGCTTTGTCTAACCAACCACCAAGTATTTGATGTTTGTATTTTTCAGGTCGTCTTACTTTTATATTATCTATTTGATTTAAAAATGATTCAGATAGATTTTCAATGTTATCTTGGTAAGTAGTGTGAATATATGTAGTATCACCTTTTATTAAATTACTACCTGATTGTACTCCTTTATCTTCAAAGAATTTCTTATAAATAAAATGTTCTTTAGTTGCTGGGTTCAATACTAATAAAACTCTGTTTTGTATTCCAATAGTTCTTATACTAAAGTCAATTTTTTCAAATGTTTCTTCATCTGTTAATTCTTCCGCTTCATCTAATACCCAAGTTGTAACTCCTGCTAACGATTTTAAGTTTGCTGTTTGTGTTCCACTACTTGTTTTAATACCTTTAAAGAGTATCTTAGAGCCTGTTTTTCTATTTACTATTTCATCTTTAGTAATATAAAAATCATTCGTTAAATTAGCTGTTTCAATCTTACCTATAAATTCAGGTATAATAGAAACGTTTGCAGAAGTTAATGTATAACGTGTAAATAATATAACGTGTCCTACTTCATAAGTTAGCATCAATAAAAATGAGTTAAGGGAATATGATTTACCACTTCCCCTTCCTCCTGTTATTACAAAGTATCTACTATCACTTCCTAATAGATTATATTTATTATTTAGATTTATCAATTGTAAATATATCTTTTATATTAAAATCATTTACGTTGTGTGTAGTTTCTATTGTTTCTTTTGGCTTACCAAATATATGCTCAGCAATAAATAATTGACCTCTTTGTGATTGCATTAACTCTTGAACAAAAGATATTTTAGTTTCATCTTCTGTTACTGTGCTATACAATTCACTTAATGCCTTTAAGAATATGTTATTTACTTTTTCTTCCTCTACTTTTGGAGGTCTGCCTTTTCCTAATTTATTTCCTTTTTCAAATGCCATAGTTATAAATAATGTTTAAACATATTAAAAATAAATAAAACTGTTAATTGTTTATAATATCAATTCATCAATATTAATATCGTATTCATTTAGCAATTCATATATCTTTTGAAAAGTAATATCTATTCCTTCTTCTACTTCTAAACCATTAGCTGAATAAAATAATCCTTTTTTTGTATTATGAACTAACTGAAATATAAATTGTGCCATATCATTTGCTTTTGAAGTTACTTTATATTCTAAATTATCTTCAGGTAGATTAAATTCTAATATTGCTTTCATTTTGTTTTATTTTACATTGTTTACATAATAATTCTTTTGTTGCTTTACCTGTAGATATTATAGCTCTACATATATTGCAGAGCATAGCACCTCTGCCATTATTAAATTTATGAATTGGTTTCATTCTTCATCTGTTTTAGGAATACAATCACAATAAGTAGTATGACCGCAATAACATTTTGTTTTTATTTCCCAATAGTACTCACATTCTATTCCATTGTTAGGTGGTTTACAGAAATACGATTGATTATATTCGCTTGGTTCTGCTTTATATCTGTAACAAGTTGAACTTAGTTCGCAGTTGTTACCACTGCACATTGTTATATCTGTCATCTTATTTGTTTTTATATAGTTTACTTAATTCTTTTGTTACTTCTGTCCAGTGTTCTGTTTGTTGCATTGTACCCATACATAAACTTCTATTATATTCTTTGCTGTATTTGTTGTAAAGTATTTCTGCACGTTCTTTAGGAGTTATATATCCTTCTTTTAATTTCATATAATTTTCTGCTCTTTCTTTTGGTGTCATAATATTATTTTTATTATTGATATAATTATTAATGCAACTATGAGCCACGCTCCAACTTCAATTTTAGTTTCTAATTTCATATTTTCATATTTTTATTCATTTTATAAAATGCTTCAAGTCTATCTGTTATTAATGTATTTTGTATTGTTCCTTTTGTATTTATTAATAGGTTGTTTAATTCATCTATTATTATAAATTCATATTTAGGTTTTTCTATTTGTTGTTTTAATTTTGTTTTTAGTTCTTGATTTTCCCAATGTAAAGTTAATAAATTATTTTTTAATTCATTTTCATGTATTGTAAAGTAACTTAAAACATTTTTTTTAAATTCTTTTAATTCAGGGTTGTATTTTTCATATGTTTTATAATTCTTTAATGCGTGAATAACTGTAGCGTGATTTAATTCTATACTATCTCCTATTGATTGCAATGTTTTCTTTGGCTTTAATTGTTTTAATACTGTGCAATATAAACTTCTTATTTCAATTGTTTGTCTTTTACGTGTTCTTATATTTATATCTGTGTTTGTTTCTTGCTTTATTATTTCTTTTAATCTTTGTGTTATTTCCATTTTGTTTTATTTTTAATTGTTTAATTCGTTTTTAGTTTTAATAAGTTCCAGCATTCAATATATCTTTGCTTTGCTTTACCTTTGTGTATTTCTTTAAAGAGTTGGTATATCTTTTTAGTATATTCATATTTAGTTTTACAATCTACTAAATACTTTTCTGCATATTTTTTACCATATCCTTTGCAGTAGTTTACATTGTCAGCAGTATCGCCAATAATCATTTGTTCATAAAAATTATACAATGCTTCTTCTTCAGATATATCATAAATTACTTTATGCTTTGCGTGATAGTTATACATCAAACAAGGAAACTGTTTATAGTCTTTATCTATTGAAACTATTATAACATTGTCCCTGCCTATTGTATTAGATAATTCAAACCAGTATTTAGCTACAACATCATCTGTTTCACATCCATATCCCCAAATAGAATTATATTGTTCTTTTACAAATGTATGCATTTCATTTAACAAAGGAGGCAAATTATTGTAATCTCTATTTGCTTTATACTTTGGTAAAATATACTTTCTAAAGTTTCCTTTACTTCCTGAAAATGTTTTAACTTCATTTATTTCGTAAAAATCTTCCAAGTGATTTATAATACTCATAAACACTTCATCAAATTTAGCTATTGAATCTTCTATGTTATGATGGAATCCATCATCTTCTATTGTTTCTCGTTTCTTGTAGCAGCTTGAAAATATCAAACTATCTGCATCAAATAATACTATCATAATCCTTTTTCTTTTTTATAAATTTCTAATAGTTCTTTTGAAGTTTTAGTTTCTTTGTCATTATCCCAAGCAATCCAAAAATCTCCATTATCATAATAATTAACTCTTAACCAATCTGCAAACCCAATAGCAAATTCATCTGCTATAACTTCAGCATTTTTAATGTCAAATCTTTTACCTGACTTAAATGCGTCTATAAATTTTTCTTTTAGTGTCATTAGTTTACTTCTTGATTGTTAATTATTAACTTTAAAATATAATTATAAACGCTTAATTCACGTTCAGTACTGTTAATTATTACAGTCAAATGTTCGTCGCTTATTAAACTTTTACCGCTTATTAAATAATTAACCGCTTTGTGTAATTCTCTATCTAATGTCATTACTTTAGATTGTATTTTTATTAATGCTAATTCATTCATAATTTTAAAACGGACAATCCGATTTTTTAGGTTTTAATATTAATTGTTGGTATTCTCTTTTTATTTTCTCTTGTATTGCTTCACGAATGAAATTGCCTACTTTTATATTATTAGCTCTTATTTTTTCTAACGTGTGATACTGAATTTCAGAAACGTTAATCGTAATATTTTTAGTGTATGACTTCATAAAAGATTTGTATTTATATCGGTTAGCGAATAGTTATACGCAAGCACTACATTCGTTCTTCGATTGAACTTTTGTGGAAGTAAAAAAGAAAATAAATGTCCCACGCTTCTGTTGGTTTTTTCAAAACCATTAAAATATTTTAAGTTGTGCTGTTTCATCTTTAATTCGTTGTAATGCTTTTTTATAATATTCCTCATTCAATTCACTTCCTATAAAGTTTCTATTTTCAATTTCACAGGCAATTGCAGTTACTCCGCTTCCGCTATATCCATCAAAAACTATTTCGTGTTGGTTGCTAAATGTTTTCACAAGCCATTGCATTATCTCTGTAGGTTTTTGAGTTGGATGCCATCTGTTCACACTATTACATTCATCTTGCTTTGCCATTATTGAAAGTAAGTTTGTCGGATAGTTTTTTGTTGGGTCATAATCCGCTGAATATTGTCCGT